CGCCGAGTTGTCGAGGAAGATCTTCCAGAAAACCTCATTCAGCTTCAGCGCGGCGCCGCGCCCGATCATCTTTGGGATGTCGGACAGAGCCCCGAGGTCGTCGTTGATCAGCTGCTCTCTCGAGACGCTCGTCTGGATGCCGTACGTCCGGGCGGAGTTTTCGTACTTCAGGTTGCCGGCCTTGGCGTGCTGGAGCTGGCCCTTGCCCGAAAGTTCCTCAAACTTGAAGCCGCCGGTGAGGCGGTAGGAAGTGACCTTCTTGAAGTCGACGACGGTCTTCCGGGCGGCGATCATCCGCCACGAGTTGTCGACGGCCAGGAAGCCGTTCAACAGGAACTTGTTGACCGTCGCCGAGAGGATGTCGGCGATGTCGTGGCTCGACCAGGCGGCCTGGAGCATCGCGCGACCGGCGCTGGCATCGCGGAACGTCGCCCGGCCGCTGTAGCCGTGATGGACAGCGGACGCGTGGATGATCTCGCACAGAGAAATGCCGCTGCGGTACTGCTTGTGGGCCGCCTCAAGGGTCTGGGCGTCGAAGTGGGCCTCGAGGTTGGCGAGCTTGCCGGCCTGGCAGGCAGCCGCCTGGATCACCATCGAGGAGTACTCGGGTGCACCGGGGACGTGGATCGCCGGGGCCTGAGGACGGCTCGCCCGGATCTCCTTGATCGAGTCGTCTTTGCGGAGGATTGCGGCGACCTCCCTGGCGATCGCGGAGGTGTCGAGGCCGGAAACGGCGCCGGCAGCCACCGGCGCGGTCACGACACCGGCGTCACCAGCCGCCGGGGCGACCGGAGCCGGGGCCGGAACCAGCGGAACGCCGGCGACAGGAGCCGAAGAGGCGACGGGGGCGGCGGCAGCGATGGGCGCGGACATGGGGGGCTCCTTGGTGACTGCCGCCGACGCGGCGATTACGAACTCGGTGTTGTCGTCCGCGCCTGTCGAGACGCAGGAAATCTCACGAAGACGGGTCTTGCGAACGATGAGCGCCGGGCCCTCGACCTGGCGGCCGTTGACGACCGACACTTCTCCTGCCCTGAGACGCTGGCCGGCAGACGCGAACGCCCCGACCGAAGCCTGAAACTGCACGCCGGCCTTGGCCTGCGCGAGAATCTTCTTGCAGGTATCCGTCACGCCGTTGAGGTAGGCGTCGACAGTCAACCCCGATGTCGCGTCGATCTGGATCGCAGTCGTGTTGCCCAGGACGTCTTCAAGGTCCTTGGAATGCTCGCGGAGGATCGGCAGCGACCTGTCCGAGGGCCACGTGACGCCCTGCAGATCGATGTAAATGTCCTCGTCGCTCCACTCCTGCCGGATTGGGCCGCCGGAGTAGGCGAAGATCTTGCATCGCTTGCCGCCACCAGACGAAGCGCCGGCGGATGCGGCGATGGGCGCCGCGGTTGCCAGGTCGAACGGTGCGTTGAGCAGGAGGTCTTTCATTTCGATAGTCCTACGCTGTGTGTCTCAAAAGTGCAACACACGTGGCAGCTCTACACCGGATCGCCGTTCATTGGTGCCGCCGGATTAAGTCGTTTGCGCCTCCGCTTGAGTTTACTGATAGCGGAGTCGTTGCGGGCACGATCGCCCCGTACTGGTGCGTCTTTCGTGCGGCTGCGTCGTTTACTATCGCCAGTCGGATCGGCTGACGGAGCTTCGATGTCGCCGGGGTACGGGATGCCGAGAGCCTTGCACTTCGCGCGCTCTCGGGCCCGCTGTTCGAAGGCCCATTCCCAGTCTTTCCCGACCTTGGCGTACTCGATCGAGAACGTCGTCGTGCCGCTTGCAAGGCTGGTCGCCTGCGCCTTCGACTCCGACTCAGGGTCGATGTGCTCGTTCTCGTCCCACACCCAGTCCCACCGCCACTTGCGGACGGAATAGGGCGGCAGCGGGATCAGACCGACGCGGCAGGCCTCTTCCGCCCATGCCCTGAAAAGCGGGTTGAGGAACCGCAGGCGGATGTTGTCGCGACGGACGCGGATCGATTTGAAGTAGATCTGGTGGTCGAGACGACCGCTTGAGTAGTTGTACGAGCTCGAGTTGCAGGCCGCGACGTTGAACGGAAGGTTCAAGCATCGGGCGATCTCGTTGAGGATCTCCGTCTTGAATCCTGGGTAGGTCGTCGTCGGCTGCTCGGCGTTCATCTGCCCGAGCTTCCAGCCCTCAGGCAGCGCCATCATCTGCCGCGGCTGGATGTTCAGCCCCTTGAACGGCTCGACCTCGGGCACATCGCTGGCCGGCGAGTCGGTGTAGAGCACGGCCGCGAAATCAGCGGCCACTTCGGCGGCCGACAGCGTCGCCAAGGTGTAGCGCCTCAGCATGGCGAACAGCGGCAGCGCCGGCGTCACCTCGGGGATCCCGCGATGCTGCGTCGGCCGATCGGGCCGGAAGACGTGCATCATCATGTCGGCCGGAATCGGATCGAAATCGTAGCTCGGGAAGTTGATCAGGCTCCCCGGGTGCCGCTTGAGGAGGTGGTATCGGGCAGGGTTGCCCGAGGAGTCGTACTCGATCCCGTCGACCTCCCGGAGCATCCACGGCGTCGGCGATGCGATCTGGTCTGTCTCGATCAGGCGGACGTCGAGCTGCACCTTCTCGAAGTCGAGCTGCGGGTTTGTGACCTTCATGGCGAACACTTCGCCGTCGACAACCGTCGACTGCACGACCGTTCGGGCCTTCTCGGCAAGGTTGATCTCGTCCATCCACGCATGGAACTCGCTCTCGGCGAGCGAATCGATGACCTGGTCGCCGGTGTCGATCTTGATCGTCGGACCGGTGCCGACGGTGTCGTTGGCGAGCGTCAGGACGATCCCGCGGAGGTACGAGTTGTTGGCGGACTCGTATCGAGACCGGTTGCGGAGCGTTCGGCGGATCGCCGGGCGTTGGCCGGCGTCGGCCGTCAGCGCGTCGGCCATGATCCAGTGGGCGTAGTTGTCGCCGGTGGTCTGTGCAGCGTCGAAACGGGCAGCAATCGGCCCGGCAGTGGTCGACCGGCGAGCCGGAGCCGCGCTGCGGAACGGTCGCATCAGGGCCGAAAAGAAGCCCATCAGTTGAATCTCCGCTGCTGCCAGGCCAGGTCAGCGGGGTTCATCGAGGCAATGTCGCTCGCCCCGAGCACCGCGCCGGCCGGCTGGAGGGTCGTCAGGCGGATCCCGCGGCTTGCAGACCTTGAGGCCTGCACCGATGCGGCGAAGCGGATCGCCTCGATGATCTCGCCGACCTTGCGGGCGCGGACGGTGCCGTTGTCATTGCTGACCTCGGCCGGAGAAGACGCCGCGGAGAGCAACTCCTGCGTCAGTGCGTCGATTTCGGCTTGAGTTGGCATCCGGAGTTCCTCCGAAGCCACCGTAGCACTTGTGAGACGATCACTTCAAGCCGCGCCGGACTCTCGATCGGTCCCGTATCGCTTGCGGGGTTTTACTATTCCCTCGACGCCGACCGTCCGAACCCCCAGCATTGAGGCCCCGACGCAGTTGCCGACGAACGCGTCCCACAAGTGATTATCCTGACCGACCGCCCTGGTCTTCCATTCGTCCACAACCCTGCCCCTCGCCTCCGTCCGGACCGGGCCTTCGGACAGCAGATGGTCGACAAGCATGGCGTGATCGCGCGACTTGAAGAGCGTCACGCAGCCCGGTTCGCCGATCGAGGTCTGCAGTCGCGAAGCCGCAAACGATTTCCAGTAATTCGTGTCGTAGGTCACATGCCGGATAGCCCGCTGGCCCGCCAGCCCCGGCACTCGCCAGTTCGTCCCGACGCGGTCGCCCGGCTTCTTCTTCCAGTCCATGAACGGGGTCGTGCTGGCGCCGACGTAACGACCGTGAGACGGCATCAGCGACGAAGAGAGCGGATGAGCACGGCACGCCTGGTAGACGATGTCGGTCGAGCGGCCCCAGTTGGCGTCGATCAGCGTCTTGCCGACGCGAAGAGCCGTTCCGTCACCCAGCCGGTACTCCTGGCCGACGACCGTTGTGATGCAGGAGTTGAGCGCGGCGTACAGCTGAGCCTCAAAAGCCGACTCCTTGTGGACGCTCTGGAACGTCCGCTGAGCGTCGCGGAGGGTGAAATACGCCTTCCCCTGCTCCGGGTAGGTGCCGTAGTCGATCACGCCACCGGTGAAGTCGTCACGCCACGCGCAGACCATGAAGTAAAGCAGGGTCTGCTGCACGTCGATGAAGCACGTGAGGTGCGACGTCCCGTTGGGGACGATGCCGCGATCGAATCCGTTGGTCCGCTCCTCGAGGGCCTCTCGCGTCAGCACCACCGACAGATTCGTCTGCACCGGCAGCGGGTCGTTCTGGTATTCGGCGAAAAACGCTGCGTCTCCGCGATCGCAGCGGATGTTCATCGCATGCTGGATCGCGCTGAGCTCGTCGGCGTGCTTCCGCTCCGGCCACGCGACGACAGCCCCTTCGTCCATCGCGGCCTGGTTCAGCCGGTAGCGCTCGTCGGCCTCCTCCGTACCTCGGTTCTCCTTCTGCCCGAGACGACGAAGATCGAAGTATTCGTCCCACAACGCCGTGTTTGCCGGGAACGCATAGACCATTTTGGTCCGCTCCCCCTGCCACGACGGATGCCTCGTGCGGTCGAGGATCCTGTCGGCCATGTCGTCGGGGGCGACGACCGTCACAGCGCACAGGCCGGAGATCTTCCGGCCGGGGCCGGCAAGGCCCAGGATTGCTCCGGAGAGGATCGCCTCTCGAGTCGCGCACTGGCTCGGGCTCTTTGCCGATGCGTCGGTCTGCGGGTCGTCAACGAGCACCAGCGACGGGCGGACTGGCCGTCCGTCAGGTCGTTTCCACTTCTGGCCGCGGACGCGCCCGGTGATCCCGGAGACCCGCACCACGCCTCCGCTGGCCATCGATCCGGGCACCGTCGGCAACACGATCTCGTCGGACGACCAGTTCATGAACGTCCTCGCGCCGTTGAGCAGCTGCCCCTTCGCTCGCTGGTGGATCCCCTCGAGCGCCCGGATCGGCCCGGTCACCTCCGACCAGTCCTCGTGGAGGGTGTCGTTGTTCTCAAGCTCGCTCTTGATCGAGTCGAGCATGCTGGCGGCAGACTCCTCGTCCGACCCGATGAGCATGACGAACTCGTGCGCACCGATGAGCAGGGCCCACAGGCACGCGATCTCGCAGAGGCTCGTTTTTCCAGAGCCGCGGGGCATCGCGAGAGCGAAGAGCTCCCCCTCAAGCACCGCTCGCTCGATCATTTCGATGACGCGGATGTGATCGGCCGACCATGGCAGCGAGAAGACGTCGGGGAAGTAGGCCTCGCAGAAAGCCCGAAACGACATCATCGCCCCGTCCTTCCGAGCCTGGTCGACGGGGTCGTGCACCCATCCGCCGGTGGCGATGTCGCGGCCTGACTCCGACTGATCCCGAGACGATCGGCCGGCGGCTTCTCGCTTCTGGGCGTAGGTCTGCTGGGCTGACGAATCCCCCGGCTGCCGCTTCCGGAGCGCTGCCAGCCACGCCGCATAGCGGACGATGTTGATCGTGCGGCCGTCGCCGATGCGAAGCCCGGCCCGATCGAGGTGGATGCGGACGAGGCGCGGCTTCGTCACCTCGCCCAACGGTGTGCTGTTGAGGACTCTGGACGTCTCGGGGACGGAAAGCCGCTGGAGATTCACCCGCAGCCCCTCGATTGGACGTCTCTGGCCAGCCACGCAGCGTAGGTGAGGAGGTGCAGCCTTCCCTGCCCGTCAGCCGGTGCTCCGGCCTCGATGTCGGCTCGCACCTCGTCGGCGGTCACCGGCCCGGCGCCGGCCTTTGACAGTAGCAGGGCCATCTGGTCAGGAGTCAGCGCCGTGAGGTTCGCCGCCTGGTCGTCGTCGCTCTTTGCCATGATCTTCTCCAGCGGGCGGGGCCCGCCCCGGCAGGTCAGTCACTACCGGGGCGGCGCCCTTCGCTCGTCAGGACTTCGAGGACCGCTTCGGAGCAGCCTTCTTCGCGGTCTTCTTTACTGCCTTCTTCGCCTTTTTACCGGCCATTTCGCACCTTATTCGCTGGCAGAGTAGTTGGGTCGGCCGTCGCTGCCAGCGACGCCGGCTGACCTCTGGTGATCGTTGCTTCGCCCGGGCTCTTCCGAGCGGCATGATGAGACGGAATCCATACGAACTCGGGCCCCTCGGGGAGCGAGAGGGCCTCGAACGCCCTCCGGCTTGAACCGTGGATGAAGATCCTGTCGGTCGGGATCGTCGCGCACCACGCCTCGAGGGCCCTGGCGATCTCCGCAGCGTCGTTCGCGTACGTCATCGTGCGGAGGAACGCTGCCGGAACACGCTCGGGGAGCCCCATGAAGACTCCGTCGTGGGCCGGCTCAGGGATCGACGGGATGACGGCGTGCCCCGCCTCCTGCCAGTAGCGTGCCGCCCACCGCGCTCGGTAGGTGTGCCACAGCAGCTCGGCGACCGGCGCCCCCGGCCCCGCCGACAGGTCGGGCATGACGATCGCAGCCGGCCGG